CCGCCTGATGTTTGCACGGCGTTAATTGTTGCTTGAATCGCAGCAGTATCATCTGTGACACCATCGCCAACAGCGCCAAAATCAAGCACGCTAACTGAGTCGCGCAGTTTATTCTGAATGGTGCGCGTTACCGCGTTAGCACCTGCCGGCAAAAACCCAAACTGGTCAATAGACGCTTTTTTAGTTACGCCGTTTTGCAAAAACGGCGCTACATCCGACGGCGATACCGGCGAATCGGCAGCAGGCAACTCAGAAATTTTAATAATAGCCATTTATTACTCCAGCAGCAGCAAGCCGCCGTTTTCTTGCACCAAGTTTTCGCCGGTTTCGGTTTCCAGATTGCCAAATATTACGTCGCTTGCGTAGCCCGTCAAAAACGAAGCAATGCCGCCAAGCCCTAGCCCGACCGCATTTCGCAAACCAACTCCGAAGCTCATCGGATGTTAATGGGCTTGGCGTACAAGTCGCCGTCAGCCGTTACGCGAATGGCACTCACTCGCCAGGGCGCGCCAGTGCCTTGCGGCACGATGAACGGAATTGGCGTGTTGGCCGGGATCGGAGTGCTGGAAGTCGTTGCCGTCACGCCCTCACCCACGACCACGTACGCGGCTGACGTACACCATACCACTACGCCCTGCGGGCCGGACTGCCAAGTCGCCGTAGAGCCTGCGGTGCCCGTGTACGCTACCGTACGACCGGGGTATACGGCATCGGCCATCGGATTAAGAAGTTCCATGTTCTACCCTCACGCTAAGAAGCGCAGTTTATAAATGGTCGTAAGATACAACGTCAGTATCTCATCAATCAAATTTTGTAAAGGGCTGTCCTCTTTACTACAAACCGTGTAACGCATTTCCTCAAGCGTCTTTAGTTCGTCCTGCAAAAAGTCGAGCACATTGTTCGTCTTTTTAGCCGACTGTAGCGCGACTGGGCCAATTAGCCCATACCGGCCTTGATACGCTTCAGCAAATGCGTCCGATAGCTCGATAACCCCTTCGTAAAACTTTTGCAAAGCCTTATGTTTTGCGTAGTTACGGGTGTTTAAATGCGTCGAATGGGCAACATCCCGAGCTAGAAAGATGTGCCCGATAAAGACTTCACAGCTCATTGTGGCGGCGCTCCCATGCCCATCTCAGGTAGCATCGGCGGCGGGGCTTCCATGCCCATTTCAGGCTGCATGGGCATCTCGCGCTCGGCGCTAGGCGACACAAGCTCGCCGTTATTCATCATGCCGGCCAAAGTGCCCATTATGATGTCCTGAATCTGTTCCTCACTCAAACCGCTTTCAACGCTCTTGATACGGTCGGTTTCGGCTTGGTACGCCTTGATTTGAGCCTCAAACTCCTTGACCTGCACCTCGCGGGCTTCCATCGACTGCTGCACGCGCTGGAGCATCTCCTGCATCATTTCCATCTCTTGCGCCATCGTTTGCATCTGCATGTTGGCAGCCTGCAACGCCGGGTCTTCTTCGTCCGCCAACAGCTTCGGATCAATCATCTTCTGAAGCCGCTTGCTAATTTCCTGAGCGCCCGGCCAGTCCATGTTCTTAACGAACAGATCGCCGGCGACCGACCAAAGCTGCGGGTTAGCCTGCAAAATCTGCCCCATGGCGTCCATGGCTTCCTGCCGCTTGGTCGCGTAAGACGGGCCGGTCGTGACCGCCACGTCGTACTTGCCCACCGACGGGTTGTAGATTTTCTCGATCACCACGCCCGTCTCGTCCACGATGCGACGCACCGGTTCGGCCTGCATCGGGTCTATACGGGCGGTCGATGTCTCGCCGTCCAAGCCGATGATGCGCGCGATGCGCTGGGTGTCGTAAATCTTCGGAATCAAATCAACGAGTTGGCGCGTCCCATAGCGGATAGCACGAGCGAGGTTGTCTACAAAGTGGTATGTGCCTGTGTCGCCTTGCCGTTCACGCGCCAAGATGGCCCGACCCGTGCGCTCATTGGACCGCATGCCGAGACTTGCATCATACTGGCCGGTAGAGGCCTTGATGTCGTCGGCAGCGCCCATTTTCGCCTGAATCAAGCCCGTCTGGGCGAGCGGCGGAGGTGCGCGTTGTGGCAGCGGCAGGATGTTTCCCTGCCCGTCTGTCACGTCGGGGTTAACTTCTAGGTACGGCCAGTTGGTCGTGTTGGCCGTCTTCCATTGGGTTTCGTAGCCTTCAAACTGGCCACCGTAGCCAATAAACGGCGCCTTAGGGGCCAGAGCCAGCATCTCGGCTTCTTGGGACACCCAGTAGTTGTACATGCGCTGGGCGTCCTTGGCGTTACGCACAAGACCCGACACGTACATACGGCCGTCTACTTCAAACTCGTTGCCGATCACGCGGATTACAGGAATCCACTTGCCCGGCCATTCAGAGGATTCCAGAATCTCGTAGCCGTTGGTTTTCAGCCACTTAACGCGCTTAACGTCAACTTCGCGCTTGCGGATGGGCTGGAGGCCCAGCATCTCAAGCTCACGCGCCTCGGGCGAACCCGCGTACGCCGTTTGGTTGCCGGCGTACAGGTTCAGCGTCTCTCGGCTGTGCTCTTTGTAGAAATACTCAGCAATACGGACAGTATTCTGGTTGATCCACTGCGACAGCGCCTGGTCGCCGACGCCGCGTTGCATAACCGTTGAAATCGGCTCTGCATTGGGGTACATGCGCTCAAAATCCGACTTCTGGATGTCTTCGGTAATGAAGCACCACTCCGCATCCGCCCCGCAAGGGTCTTGGATGGTCGGGTCCATGTAAACACTGAAGCTATTTCGGATGCGACCGATACGAAGGTCTTGGTCAAACGTGTTCTCGTCGCAGTATTCCGTCAAAATGCGGAAATACCCTTCGCCGTACGTGACTTGGTTGTCGCACGCGGTGTCGTAGGCGACATCCGCATCGGAAATATACTCAATGTGACGGACAATTCCGTCAAAAATCTCAGCGACCTCAACGTCCGCCTTGTCATCGACCGGGATGACCTTGCCGGCCGGGCGGTTCTGACGCTGATCGTTCGTTACCTGCCGTACGTGCAGCGGCAGCTTGTTGATTGTAAGGCACGGGCGCGCGTTGAGCGTCTGCCCCTGCACCGACCCGCGCTGCGCGAGCACGTCCTGCGGCCACTGCCACTGGTTGTCGGGCGAGCCTGCCATGAAGCGCAGGTCGTCCAGCTCGTCCTCACGGCTGTCGGAGTACGCCGCCAGCGCCGTCGTGAGACGGGATCGGGCGGTTGCCAGCACGTCCGCCGGGTCGCGCGAGGCTTTGCCTCGGTCGGTGGGCGTGTTAGCGACGCGTGCCGCGCCGCGCAGCCCTGTGGGGTCTTTAGCCATTATTTGCGCTTCTTACCTTGAGCCTTACGCTTGACGGAATACGCAATCGCCACGGCCTGCTTCTGCGGCTTGCCGGCCTTCATTTCGGCCTTGACATTCGTGCGAAAGGCAGACTTGCTGCCAGACTTGACGAGGGGCATTAACGCTTCCTCATCAACGTGGGGCGAAAGTCAACCGTCGTACGGATAACGTCCGGGCGCCGCATCGGCATGCGCATCGGTCGCGCCGGGCGCTGCGTCGGCTGCTGGGCCTGCGAACCGACCACCATGTCCTGAACCAGCGCGCGCGGGTTCACGCCAATCGGGTTGTACGGAATTCTAGCCATGGAATTACCTCTTTTTAGCCGTTTTAGCCGACTGACGGAACGCCTTGGCGGTGGGCGCGCCCTTGCTGCCAGGCTTGCGCATCTTCTCGCCCGACCCTGCCTTGATCCGTTCGCGCTTGGCGTGGATATTAGCGTACAAACCCGTTTTAGCGGCCATTAGTTGCACTTCCAGCGTCTAAGCGACGCCTTTGCTCGTTCAGCCGGCCCTTTGGCCTTGGCTACAACGCCCTTCATTCGCGCGCAAAAAGACTTCTTACGCCCTGCGTCCGCCTTAGTCTTCGGACTCGGGGCCGGAGCCTTCAAGTTGCTGCCCGTAGCGCGGTTATACTTAGCCCGACCCTTGGCCGTCAAGCCCGCGCCCTTAGACACGGGCTGCTTCTCGCCCCGACCGACCGACAGACTGACCGTTTTGCGCGCCATTAGGCTCCCATCCAGCTGCTTGTCATGCTGCCTCCACGCTCGGCGGCGATGCGTCTTGGCTTGTCCCGCGCCTCGCGGTTAGCGAGCGGGTAGGCGAAGGTGACGGCGAGCGCGTCCGCTGCGTCGGGTGACGCTTGGCCGCGAGCTTTCATCTCCTTCTTCCCTTCCAAGAACAGCGTACCTGACGAGTTAGGCTTGACGTGGGGGCCGCACAGGTCCGACTTAAGGAGCCGATCCGTCGGGATGCTCGCCGAGCGTAGCCACTCCCGCATGTCGCCCCACATCTCTGCCCGCTTGTTGCCCCACATCACCGGGTTCTTGGCCTTCCAGCCAAAGTTCACCCCACGTACCTTATACCTCTGCTCTTTTAGCCGGTCAAGTACGCCGTAGCCCAAACCGCCCTCGTCGATGACGGTGAGCGCGGGGTTGAACTCCTCAATAGCGTCGATGACGCGACCGACGGTCGTCATGGTGTCCTCGCCCCGGTGGCGCCGGATTGCAACGATGTCGCGCCCCTGCCTTACGACGATGACGGTCGAGTCAGCGCCCCCGCGCGCGGGGTCAACGCCAATCACCCGAGGGGCGCTTTCATCCTTGAAACGAACTCTTGCCATAGCTTCGTCCACCAGGCGAGGACTGATGAACTGGTCGTCTCCGTCGGAGGGGAACTCTCCATACACTTCGACCTTGGCTTGGCTGCTGTCGGCGCCGTACTCGGCGATGATCTGCTCGTAGACCGCTTTGTCGGTGTCTTCGACTTGGCGCGCGTCGATGTTTTGCGTTGTCCAGAACTCTCTTTTCGCGTTGAAGCACTCATAGAAATATCCCTCGTTGCGTCGCGGGTTGCTAAAGGCCATCCAAAAGCGATGCGGCGTGTTCTCCGTAAAGAAGCCCGCCGTCACCGACCAGATACTGTCGGGGATACCACTGGCCTCGTCGAAGATGACCAGCACACCGTCGTGGTTGTGTACGCCCGCGTACGCGTCGGGGTTCTCCTCCGACCAGAGTCGCCCTTCGACCGACCAGTACCGCGTGCCTTTCTTAAGGTCGCGCTCGACGATCTCCGCGAGCCACTTGGCCGGCATCACGCGCGTCGCGCTCACCTCAAACCAATGGCTGTTGATGAGCAGCGCCAGCCACTTAGTCACCTCGGCCCAGGTGACCGAGCGTAGCTGCGCCTCGCTGTTAGCCGACACGATGGTCGTCGAGCCTATGCGGGTCGCTAGCATCCATAGGATGAGCCAGCTGACCAAGGCCGACTTACCGATACCGCGCCCCGAGGCGGTGGCCATGCGCAAGACCTCATAACTGGTCGCCGTCTTGTTTTTGGCGATGTGCGCGGCGATGTCCCGCAGCACCTTGCGCTGCCACCGCCTCGGGCCGTCAAAGTGTTCCAACGGAGTGTTCTTTTGCCCCCACGGGAACGCGAACAGCACGAACGCCTCTGGGTCGTCCTTGATGGACGGCGCCCAGAGCCGGGACATAATCTGCTGCTCGTCGTCGGCGCTATATATCGGCGTTTGCATATTCGGAGTGCTGCTCCAGGTTTACAAGCCTTGGCGATGCGTCTTGAATCAGTGCAGCCGGTGCTGGCGACAATATTCGGCCATTAATGACGCGAGACTCCGCCTCTTGCAGCGCCGCGATGACGCTGATCTGCTGCGTGACATCCACTTGGACCTGCTGCTTCGCCACCCAGCCATGCACGTGCTGAAGGATAGCGAGAGCCGCCTTGCTATCGCCATTTCTAGCCGCCTCGCGCAGCTGAACGGCGGCTTCAACCTCCCCATCGGCGCGGCCTTTGGCTTCGGCCATTTCGGCCATGGGGTCCATTTGGCATAAACGACGGTATTCCGTAGGCAGCATCCCCGCCGCCAAGGCGAGCCTATCACCTTTCAGCCCAAGCGCCGCCGCGTCATAGATGGCCTGAAGCCGCGTCTCGGTCGCCTTAATCTCGCGTGGCTCAAACGGGAGCGATTTGAACATGTCGCAACACTACCTTTCGTGTAAGGCAATAGCAAGCGATGTGCAGGATTGTCCTGCCGGGAGGCCGCGATCCACAACAACCGTGTGGCCTGTGTGCCGGGGCGGAGATTGCCTTAGATGGTGGGCTATAGCCCTTCAGCTACCTCCCGGTCGCTACGTGCGCATCACGTCAGACATCGCCACGCAAGAATAGCACAAGACTTTAATTTACGGGCTAGCGGGTAAAAAAATAAAAAATTTTTACGACCCCATAGCACCAGGTACAACCACCGCGCGGGTCGCCCCACCCCCCTAGTTGCAAACGAGAATCATTTGCATCCAGTCTGGGCGCGGTGGGCAGCGTGGGCAATGTGGGCAACGGCTACGCGCCCCCCGACTGTTAGCCGTCGAGCGCGTGGGCAATGTGGGCAATTCTTTGGCAGTTGCAGTTGTGGGCAATGTGGGTCATTTGGTTTTGGATGACCCACATTGCCCACAATCGGACGGGCGAGGGCAGTTGTGGGTCATGTGGGTCAAATGGTCACGGAAAAAAAATCGGAGCGGCTCCAACGGAATGCGCGCCAGCCGCTCCAGGCTGTATGTTTATACAGTAGTATTTCTTTCTTAACTTAAAGATAAAGAGATGACCCACAATGCCCACAAGTCATATCCCGCGCTGTAAATATAGGCGCTTGCGCGTGGGCAATTCTTCCCGATTCCATGACCCACAACCTTGCCCACAATGCCCACAACCTCGCCCGAAAATGCTTTACATTTTGACAGGCGTCTATGTAAGAGAATGCTTGACACCCTACGCGCGCGCGACTAACCTACACACATCGACAACGCAATTGAGGTACACGCTATGAAGTTCTCCAACCTTTTGTTTTGCTGCTCCGCCATCCTCACCTTCGGCGCATGGATGGGAGCCGC